TTCTGTATATCTTTGTTGTGCTACTTTATCGTTTATGTCTAATATTGTTTGTTCAAATTTCATTTTTTTATTTCTTTTCTGGCTGGGGCTTTTTAAGCCCCTACCAATAAAAAGTTGTTAGTTAATTACGCCTTTAGCAATACTACGTTGAATACGTTGTCTGCTGTTGCTGCTCCTGCTAATGTTACTGTAACTGTTGTTCCAGATACAGCAACACTATCAATAAACTGGTCTTGATTAGATTTTGGATAACATCCTAAAATTATAGAACCAGCTGTTACTGTTCCAGTTCCTGTAGTACCTGAAGCTTCTACTGTTACCTCAACTACTTCGTAGCTAAGTCTAGATGCCGTTACAGCTGCTGCTCCTAGCTGTGTAGATGTAACTGCTCCATCATTAATTTTTGCTGTGGTAACTTTCTTTGCTCCAATACTTGTAGCCCCTGCATTAGTCATTGTTACGTCGCCAGTTAATGTCTTAACTGCTGCTGTTGTTCCATTACCAAGTAAAATTCCTCTATCTGTCTTTACGCTTAACTCAGAGGTAACGCCAGAAGAATTGCCAATGTAAATACTTCCTTCTGCTAAAGCTTCTTTAATTTCTCCTTTAATTATTCCATCTTGTGCGATAACTTCTGTTTTAACTCCGCTGTTTAATACAGAGAATCCACCTCCAGTACTTATAAATTCTTTTTTGTGTGCCATAATATTATTATTATTTTTATAATGGGGAGATAGGGGCTTTCGCCCCAACCCCATTAGTAAGGGAATTTCACCCAAACAGTATAATTATCTACTAACCTTAAAGAGCTGCTCCCTTAAATCCTAGAACGTTACAAGGTAAAACTGCAATTCCATTTCTCCAGTATCCTGTGATATTAGAAGTAATAGATTCGTTTGCTTGCTTCATTGGTTCTTGGAATGTAGGATATTCTACTACATCTAGAACTACTGGTGCTGCCATTAAGTTTGTGTCAATAAAGAAAAAGTTTTTCTTATTTGCTGTTGTAATGTAAGGAGTTTCAATAACTCTAATTTCACCTTCGTAGATGTTTACATCATTTACTGCTACTGGGCTAATTCCTGATGCGAAATATTGTCTAGCTGCTTTTGCTACTGCGCTTCCTTTCTTTACTAAAATTGCTGTAAAGCTAAGAGGCATAGGTTTTCCTGCTTGGTCTGTAAAGTCTCCTGCATATTCCCAAGCTATATCAATAGCTGTTTCACTAAATTCATCTGCCTTTGCGTTTGCAAATGTTGTTCCTCCATTATAAGTGTGAGTTCCACATAAACAAATTCCATCTGGTGCTAGGTAGTCTGTTGAACTAAATGCTTCGTTGTATGGTGCGAATGCGTCTGTTACTAAAGCGTGAGATGCTGCCTTTAGTAATTGGTCTCTTTGTTCCATTAGGTATGCATCAATCTTTGTTGTGTCATCCTTTGCTCTAAGCATTGTTGTTTGAGAAACATTCATTCCTAAACCACCTCTTTCTGCAGAAATAGTTGTATTGTATCCTTGCTCTAAACTTTTAACATCTGGTGTTTCTACTTCTCCTAATTTTCTAAATCCAGAAACAGATTCTAAAGATGAATAAATTTTATCATACTCTGTTGAACTTCCAAAGTTAATAAAATCAACATCTAAATACTTTTCTAGATTTGCTTGTAATCCTAGTCTAAAAGGTTCTTGTAAACCTTTAATTGCTAGGTTTGTGTAATCTGCAATTGTTGTCATAATCTTATTATATTATCTAATTATTCTTAAAATAAAAACTTGTTAATTCTAACTTCAATGTTTGAAGCTGAGTCAACCGTACCTGAATCTTCTGCTCCAATTATTTGGAAAACATTCTTTGAACCTGTTCCAACATCAATTTGCTGGTCGTTTGCTGACATTACAATATCAACTAAATCACCTCTATAATCTTCACTATATACATCATCTCCTGTTCCTACTAAAGTAAAATCATTTCCTTCAGTAATTTCAATTGATGTTTCTCCAGCTGCACTTCCATTAATTGCGTGAGCAATAGCTGTTGTATCTGCGTCTGCTTTAACAATTAAGTTAGAAGCCATACCTACTAAATCGCCTGCCTCAATAACTGTTGCAGATGCTATTTCGCAAACTCTTGTTCTGAAGCCTTGTCCTTGTTGTTTAATTTCAAAATCTTTTGCCATAATTATTTTATTTCAAATCCTTTTGGTAAATTAGAAGAGAACTTCTTGAAGAACTCGTCTTCCTTTTCGGTTCTTTCTGTTTTATTACTAGGGTTTAAATTATTCTTATCTTGTTTGATTTTATCTTTATGGGCTGTTTGCCATAATTTAAAATCATCGCTAATTATTACTTCATCAACTTCTTTTCCAAGTCCTTTAGATAATATTTGAGCATAAGAGATTTCTTCATCATCTAGAGTAGATAATAGTCTAACCTTTTTAGCAAATTCTATTGGGTCACTTTCCTTTGTTTCCACTACTTCTTCTTCAACTTCTTTAGTGGTGTCTTTTTTAAGTTCCATAATCTCTGCTTTTAGTTTTTCATTATCTTCTTTTAATACTTTCTTTTCCTCTTGCTCTTTCTTCATTCGAGCATATATCTTTTTATTCTTAACTTGTAAATCAGTTAATTCAGCGTCTGTTTTACCATCTAAAGTTTCAATTTCTTGAACCTCTTCTTGTGTAAGGATTTCTTCTTCCTTGGTTTCTATGGTTTCCTCAGTATATTCTTGTGTCATATATTTTATCTTTTAATGGTTGATAATCCAAAATGCGTTTTTATGAGACGCAGCCCTCAAAATTTTATTTATGTTGTTTAGTTATAGTTTTTTCTTTGAAAGGTATTAGTTTTTTATATAGCTTTAATAGATATTTAGAAGCCTCTCTTCTTCCTATAATATCAGCTACTAATCTGCTTTGTTCTCCCTGGACAACCTCTTCTGGAATATTTCTTACATCTGATAACTCAGACATAATGTCGACTAATTCCTCTCTTAAAGATTGTCCAGTTGCAGAACCTGCTATCTCTCTTATTAACTTTTGCTTTGTTTCCTTTAGTAGTATTTCTTTTTCTTCGTACATAGTTTTATATTGTTAATGAACCCTCTATCCCTTCCATTCCAGTTGGTGCAGATATTCCACCTCCAGCTCCACGTGTTGTCATGCCTAATTGTTGTGGCTGTTGTTGTGGTGCTGATGATGTTAAATCTCCCATATTTATTCCAACTTGTTCAAGATACATTCTCATTACTTTCTTCTTTTCTGGGTCTGTTGTTAGTGTTGGGTCAACTGAAATTGCTTGTACATAAGCGAATAATGCTTGTGCTTTAACTGTTGCTGATTGACTTTCTCCAGTAATATCAATATCTATATCGTATTCAATATCTTTGTAATAATCTTTATCAACAACTAATTGATATTCTCCATTCTTTTTTATTTCTGCTTCAGCTAACGATGTCAATAAATCTAATGCATTATTATCTGGTATCTTTCCATTTTTAATTGCAAACAATAATAACTTATCTTTCTTTATTTTGTTGTGACACATTTCTATAAGCTTGTCTAAGTCTTCTCCTACAATCTTTATAATATGTTCTGTGTTTAGCTTTTTTGATAGTCCAGGAATTACGAAGTTGAATAGAAATGATTTTAATTGTAAAGCATAGTTCTCTCTCATCTTATCAAAGAAGCTCATTGCTTGACTTGCAGATAATTGTGTTGCACCAAGTGTTGTTCCTGCTGGAGTTCTCTCTCCTCTTATTATGTCTGTTGTAAATGTTTGAGATTGAGCGTTGGCTTCAATTATGTTCATCTCTGATATGAAGTGTGATAGGTTTCTATCCTGCATATCAACTGGTTGAATAAACTCATCTACATCTAGAACATCGCCATTCTCTGCTTCTTTCATTAAGTTCCTAGCAACACCAGTATCTCTACCTTGCCATATTCTTAAAGTATTCCAGTAAGAAGATTTAACTTGTTGATTTAATAACTCGTTTATTCTTGTTTGATTTTCACTAATTGCTTCTGGAACTCCTACTCCAAGCCATCTTCCTGGTATTTTGTTTATATGGAATTCTTCGTATGGACTTTTCTCTACTAATGTTTCAAATAATATCTCTCCATTAAATACTTCTGCTATATCTCTTTTAACTTCTTGAACATTACTTGGAACATCTGCGAAAATAACTTTCTTATAATCCCAGTTTCCATCATCATCTTCTACTTCACCATATCTTTCAAATACTCTAATGTATTGGTTTTTCCCTTTTCTATATTCAGAGATAGTTTTTTCTACTTTATCTTTATCCCAATCAAGTTCTTTTCCTATTCTTCTAAACTCTCTTGGAGTATAAAGATGTTGCTCTATAATATAGTTAGAAAATGCTAAACAATCTGCATTCTGTTCTACTATAAAATTTTTAAGATTAACAAACTCTGCATTACCGTTTACATATTTTAATACTACACTTCCGAATTGTGGTAGTTCGTCTGATATTCTATTAAGTATTTTTCCAAACTCTTGTTTCTTTAACCAATACTTAACATCTCTTTGTAAGAACCAAGTCTTAATATAATCGCCACCTGGCTCAGTCTTTAATAAAATATCTTTTGTATCTAAGTCTATTGCCTTAGCGGTTGTTCCAACAGCTTGTCTTGTAATGTTATAAAAGTAAAGTTTTAAGTCATCTTCATCAACATCACCATCTATATACTTACCATTGGTATATAAAATAGCTTGGTTTATTGTTTCAAGTTGATTAAACATCCAATTACCACCTTCGTCCATTGGTATTGATTTCTTAAAATCGGCTACCTCTTCATTTATTTGTTCTAATATCCTTGCCTCTTTTTTCATTTGTTTATCTGTGAATCTTTTTCTTCTTTATCTTTTCTATTTTTTTCTCTTCTTTTCTTACTCCTATATATGGCGGAGCTTCTCTTCTAACCTTAGTTGAATTAAGTCCCCATACTGCTAATGCTAGAGAACAAACACAATCATCGTTCATCCCCACTGGAGCAGAATATATAAGTGTTCCACCATCTGTATAATCTAATCCAAATACTTCTAATTCATTTATAATAACTGGCTCATTAGGAATAAAAACACTTTTATTCTCTATATATTGTCCAAGCTTATCAATAAGATTTATTTTACTTTTGTTACTAAAGTTAAAATCATCTATAATCAACCCCTCTTCTCTCGTTAAAAAATCATTTAATACTTTACCACCACCCGTACTATCAAGAATAATCCTAGCGTTATTGTACTTCTTTGCTAATGATGCTATCCTATTGTTCTGTATTGGGTAATCAACTCTTTGAAATCTGTCCCAAGCTACAACCTTATGTGATTGTTTGTCTAACATTGTTAAAACAGTCCAGTCGTTAAGCTTTGCAATATCTACTCCTAAAATATATCTATGGGTTGGTATTGGTTCTTCATAACAAAGCTCTTTGTCTAATGTTATCTCTTTGATATTCCTAAATACTTCTGCTCCACTATCTACAAATTGTGCTAAGAACTCTTGTTTCCATACAGCTTCTGGTAATGTCTTTCTTAGTCTTTCTAATTCTTCTGGTGTATTCTCTGGGTTATCACTACTAGGTGCGTTCCAAACAAATCCGTGGTCATCATTTTTAACTGCATCATATTTATTATAAAACCAATTTTTTCCTTTAGGAGAACTTATAAATATAGTTCTACCCTTTCTTGACATTGTTGTAGCGGCCAATTCTCTTTCATATATCATTGGAGCTATTCTTGCAGCCTCATCTATAATCAATAAATCTAATTCTTCTCCTATAAGAGATACTGGGTTATCTGCTGTCTTACATTCAAGCCAAGTTCCATTAGCCATTCTTAATTTTGTATAAGGCTTTGATGTTATAGTATATTCTCCTGGTTCAAATATTTTTACTAAAAACCTAAGGATATATGAAAAAGTCTTTTGAGTTAAATCAGATGTTGGTGCTACAATCCATATATTCCTATTCGGTTTTAACAACTCTCTAAATGCAGCATAAGCAGCTACAAATGTTTTACCAAATCTTCTTCCACAAACCAATACAAAATCTCTTTTTGTTGGGTCTTTAATTGCTTCTATGATAGGTATTTGTCCTTTATGTGGTTTAAAACCTATTCTTTCTAAAAGAGCCTCGTCGTTTATTTTTTTCATTATTCTACTTCTTCTAAGAACTCGCTAGTCTTTTCATTAAATGTTTCTATCTTTAATTTATTGGCTTCATATAATCCAAGTATTCTTCCAAGGTTCTCTAAAGCCGCTACATTAACTCTCTTATCTTCTTGGTCGAATGCTAACTCACACCACTTAGCCATTATCTCATTCTTTGGAACAGTATCTTTTAATTGTTTCCAAGTAGCTGTTTGCATAGCTTTTAAACATAAAGATGATTTTTCACTATATCCAACATCTCTATGAATTTGAGCCATATTAGGTTTCTCTCCAGATGTAACTATTGCAACTGTTCTATCGAAAACTTCCTTAACTTTATCACCATTCTTTCTTATAGGTTTATATGCTTTAAGTTCTCTTTCTACCTTTGTTTCTTTTTTATCTTTAACTTCTTTTCTTGTCTTCATAATTGTAATAGCCCTCAGAGCCTCTATATTGCGTTCTGGGGGGGGTTTCATATCAAAGTTGATATTATACTCATCTCTGATTTAAACACCTCTCAAATCGTTAGTTTTTAGTTATATTGTGCGACATTTACCTATGCATATTATCTTTATACCTATGCAAATATATTGTGCGACATTTCATTAAGTCTAAGGGGAACCCTTCTCTTACTTCCCCCCTCCCATCTCCTTGTTGCTTAAAAGGTTAATTACATTTAATTAAAACCTTTTAAAAGTTAATTACATTAACCTTTTGAAGTTCCCAAGTTTGATAGGTCGGGATAGTTGCCTCTGAACTCCCAACTATCGGAGTAGGATATCTCTATCCTTCTAATTACATTATATCAGTTTTTTTCACACGTGTCAAGGGCTAACTTTCCTTTAGATACAACAAATCTTATTTAACCCCTTTGTCTAAACCCCATTTTCCTGTGAGGGGATGTCTATATCTCAATATTCTGTAAGGGGACTATGATATATAAACCTCCACCTCCCAACTAGACTTACTCCCCCCCCCTTTTTTTAATCCCCTTTAATTGAACCCCTATTTAATTAATTGTATTAGATTTAATTAGATTTAATTATTGTCAGGATTAAGGAGGGAGAGAGAGGGGATAGAGTTATATGAGTATTATATGATAGTTATAGTAATAGTTATACGAGTATTACACGAGTATTATACTAACGTTATATGATTATTATAAAGATAGTTTTAAAGATGGTTATAAAAGTATTATATAATGTTATTATTATTA